ATGAGCCGCTGTAATACCAATAAAATCAGACCATTCATCATCATCTATTTTATTATCTATAAGATTTCTTACACGCCGGCCATCATATAAATAACAACCGCTGTCATTTATCCAAGCGATTCCATATTCTGTTTTAGTTGATGCCGCCGGATGTCTGATACCATGATACTTTAAATTTTCTTCTAAAAACCATCCAGTATCAGTAGAAGATGCTACATTAATTACCTGAACTGAATTTTGTTTGAATGCTAATAGCCTGTCAGCAAATGATTCTATATCAACATAAGACTCTGAGTCTCCCAATACTACATCAATATAATTATGAGATGGAAATGTATCATATCTGACAGCTTCAGAATAATATATTCTATCACCATATGTAGTATGTAAACCTGTATTTCCATCAATTCTTCTTACGCCAGCTAAAAAAGCTCTCTTATTAGCCACAACAGCAGATTTCCACTGCTCACCCTCATCGCCAATTGAATTAGATTCTATATCATGATTATAACCATTCAATGACTCATATGAGTCTCCATTCTGAGATAAAGATTCAATAGCGCTTGTAGATGTTGTAGTTGACCCTACTGATGCCCAAGCTGTATAATCACCATCTAGCGTTGCCCTAGCTCCACTTCTCATATCTATATCGCACAGCAAAAACCAAGATTCATCAGAACCATCCTTTCTTGCATATACCCTTCCACCGCTTATACGAGGATTATATCCATCTGAATCAGTTTGAGCCCTAACAACAATAGAAACACTATCACCAGCATCTGGCGTAAATGTATCAGTAGTTATTTTTAATAATGATTCCTGATTATTATCATAAATAAAACTAAAAGCAACTTGATAAGCATCAACAATCCACGTACTCTTATCATTAGCTGAATGTGTTACAGTTATATTAAAACCAGAATTTGCAGTAGCGTAATTTGATGCATGTATCCCTCCAGCTGTTGGAGGTGATAATTTATTATCTTTTTCAAACCAATCTAAATATTTATCTTCAGCAGTAGTTCCTTCAAAATGCGTTCTTTTTATATAACCAAACCATTTTGTATTATTACCTAAATTAAAATTTGCATCGCTAATTCTAATAGCATTATCAACACTATAATAAACTGTTTTAGAACTATCGGATAGATTGCCCCCGGTAGAATCAATAGTAATCTGGTCAGCTGTCCATGTATCTCTATTTTTAGAGTAAGTATCTATTTTACCATTATCAGCATCAGATAATATTAAGAAATAATCTTCTTTAGGCAATGTTGACACAACAGCTGAAGTACCAGTTTCCCCAGTTAAATCCTTTTGAACAAAAATAACGGTTTCATTGTCAACTGTTGATGTAACTGTATAATATCCATCATTATTGCTAGTACCTGTTACAAGTATCTCGCTTCCTTCTACAAATCCAATTCCACCACCAGCTACTGCAATAGGGAAACCGAGCCTGTGATATGTAGACCCTTTATCTGATGGAATAGTCTGAGTTTCAGTTGTTACGGTATATGTAGTAGTACTAGGGACAGTTACAACTGTATGTGCGCCTTCATGTACATCGCTTGACGTACTTTTTATTACTACAGAATCACGAACAGTAATACCATGATTGCCGGTTGTTGTAACTGTTAATGTATTTGCAGTAGGAGAATTAGACCATGACATGCCAGAATTAAAATTAGACCTAGTTATAAATCTACCTTTATCTGTAGTTATTGCAGTAGAGCCAGTAGTTTTTACACTTGCAAAATCTATATTTGATGAACCTGTTATACTTATGGGCTCTGTCTCATAATCACTTTCAAGAATAGCTAATCCATAACCGCCAACAAGAGTAGCTGCTTGGTCGTCCACTGCTGCGAAATCAACCCAAGCTCCAACAGTACGAATAGCGCCCTGTTCATCTACCATTATATTTTGAGCTGACGCTAATTCATTAGGGGCTATATCTCTTGGGTCTTTTACAGTGTTTAAACCGCCAGAAAAATCATTTAATGTATATATTTGTTTTGGCACTACTATTGTAGTACTTCTTCCAATACTTAGCCTGACCTTTAGCGCTTGACGGCAATGGCTTAGGTATGCGTCTATAGTGTAAACGACACATAGCTATTTGAGCAGCAATATTAGTTTCCAATATAAAATCCCAGTCAGCTTCCTTGGGGTCTACAAAATAAGACAGCTTAACCATAGCAGATTCAGCAACCTTATGCATCAGGTCTTTGCGATAATGCAAATAGTTCTTGCATATGTCTACTGCGACCCATGCCTCGCACTGAAAAAGGCCCCTTGCTGGCCCTTTTATCTGTCTTAGGTACTTATACCCGCTTTCTACCTTTCCAGTCTTGTATACAAGGTCTAAGGCTTCCGGGGAATACAACCCCATCTTCTTTAGAATACGTTCTATAAGGTCTTTGATTTGCGGTTGATTAAGCATACTATTATTTATAGTTTCTTTTTTAACTGACCAAGCCAAGCGTCATCCAGCTTTGTCTTAGTTGATTTAACATACTTATCGGCTAAGCTTAAAAACATCTCTTTCAAGAATGCTTCGCTAAGACATACCTTAGCTCCTTTAACTAATAAGCCCCTGACAAATGGGATATAAGCGGCTCCTCCTAGAGCTACAACTGTACCCAGTACCACCTGCCAGTTATCTTTTAATAAATCCATGTTTTACCCTTTCGTGAATATATAGCCAAATAATCCAGAGAATATAACAGATAGCATACCGCCTATGGCTCTGACGCCTGACATGCTACTTTCTAATACTCTTATTCGACCATTCTGTTCTTTGATTAATACCTTTACTTCATCCATTGAATCTTTAATATGATTAATATCAGAGCCCTGCTTAGCGCTCATTAATGTTAATTCTTCCAACCGTGACTGTACGCCAGCTCTATAGTTTTCAACTTCCTTGTGATTCATCGCTTTCTCCCTCCTTGTCCACGATAGCTCTTGAATTTTCTTTTAGTACCACGGCCATGTCCTATACTAGTTTTCTTCATCTTTTTCATTTACCATTTATCCTACCTTTCATAAAATTCATATCATCACTAAGGTCATTAATTTCTTTCATCATATCCTCATGGCGCCTGTCCCTTGATTCATCAGAACGGTTCCAGCGGTCTATGAGTTTAATAGTCATTTCTTCTATCTCATGCAGTTTCTTCATTAGCGTCTTCTGCATAAAAACTATCTGTGCAGCAAACAAAAGTATTATAACTCCTATTGCTCCGTATTCCGCGTATGTTTCTAACATTATTCATACTCCACACTTACATATGCCATCGGAGTAACATTGGCTATGTTATCAGGTGCAAAACTAGCACTGCTAACATACTCTCCCCAAATTTTCTTACCCCCCTCTATTTTAATCGGCTGTACGCCTGACCATATTACAGAATCACCCTGTACACAATAAGCATGAAAGTAAGCATCATACTCACCCTCATCCATTAAATATATATAATAGGTAAAGACAGGTCGCCATGAATTAGTGCCATCTGCCTGCTCTGCGTCTGCGAAAAAATATATAGGTACATTATTTTCAGCATCAATTATATTACGTTCCATTATCATATAATCATCGCTACATGATATTGGAAGTAATAATAAAATTAATAATATTAAATTCTTCATTTCTATTTAAACCTATTATCTATCCAGCATTTTCCATAATACATTAGACCTAACCAAATTGATATTTCGATTACCTCAAAATATCCAAGTTCATTTAATACACTTACATCCATTATTTATTAAACATCCTTTTTAGTAATAGCGCTCCTTTAAGCTTTAATAATGCACAAACAAGTATAATAAGAACTACTGTCGCTATATCAACGAAATGATTGCCAGAGTCAGATTCAATAGTTCCATAAGGAGTATCTATTGAAATCCTATCTTGACGTTCCGCTATTATCTTTTTCTGCATTTTTACCTAGGCATCTTTCATTACTTCATCATAAAACTTTAGAGCAATCATATCCTTAACGCCATCCGACCACTTTTGAGTAAGTGGATGGTTGTCAAGAACATTATGAAATCTTTCTTTTAAATCAACACCATCTTTTATAATAGTAGTGTTAGATACCAGTTCTCCCATTACATATCTCATATTACCATCCATATTCACTAGCTTTATCCAACAAAGCGTCTTTAGTGGCACTTTCAGAATATTCAATATTCCTTACACTCAAAAATTCTTTTATAGTATTTTTAGAATCTGATGCTGATGGATAGTCAGCTTTTACTGTTGCCACTCCATTTATAAGCTTAGTCTTACCTATTATCAACCGGCCATGCGTATCGCTATGCTTCTTAGCGCACTCAGCATCGTAAAACTCTTCAGCTGCTTTAAAACTATTTGTTCTCTTTTCTACACTACCATCCACATCAACAAAATAATTATAAGACGAAGGGTAAGTCAGGGTTTCAGTACTACCGTCATGGTATTTCTTTATACGAGTAACACCCGGCGTTGCATTTCTATGAATACGTATACGATGACC